CTAACGTTCTATATATGTAAAGACTTCCATCTAATATATGTCGAGTAGCGGTATTAGAACTTAATGCTGCTAACTTTTGAACACCCACTAAAGCATCGGAGTTAGCAATTGTACCGTCTCTCGCTTCGTTTAAGCCTGTTACAGCTCGTATCATATCTAAATAATGGTTTAGGTTACCGATAAGCATAGAAGCCTTAGAAGCGCCTGAATTGCTTGTAAGCTGTTGTATTGGAACTTTACCTTGATTGTAATCTCCTTCTTGTGTATAACTTCTACCTATTACAGAACCTGTTTGGAAATATAAACGTAAAGCGTCTTCTGGATTATAAGCTGCTCCCGTCCCTAAATCTACTTCATTTAAACCATCTGCATCTATATAAACACCATCTGGTACTGTACGAGAAATAACTTGTTGTAATTTTAAATGAGTCATCTGAATTAAATCAGCATAAGGTATCATTCTTCTTACTAAAGATTCAATCACTCCTTTATACATCCTTGGTGCTACAGCTACATAGTTTGGAATAGCATGTTGCGATGACGACTTAGGCCTTACCATATTCCTAGCAAGCTCCCATTTTAAAATTATATTTGTCCCCATCACCATCACACCATCATACCAAACATCAATTGTCTTTTCTACTTTTTCAAAATTATTTTCCTCCATCATTTCATCTGGTGGATTAAAACCATCATCCTTTTCTATCATACTAATATTTCCGTTATCTTTTACTTTTTTCTTATAAACCATCTTCTTAGTGGTTTTATAATTAAAGTACATCAACGTACAAGTGTCACGATAGAATATATCGTTTTCGTAAAACTGTGCTGTATTAAAGTAATCATACCAACTCTGACTGTATTTAGAAATTGTATCTAAGTCATCATTTGTAAGAGTAGGGTCAATTTTCATTAACTCTGCAATTGGCACTGTTTTAATTTCACCCCAATAAAAACAATCTTTAAAATGAGGGTCTTCTGTATAACTATAAACTACATTAGCAGGGTCTACATAAGAAACCTCTACACCTGAACCAGGAAGAAACTGGTGTTTTGCTACAGCCATACCCGTCACCATCATGTCGTAATCTAATCGCTTACGTATATCATTATAATGATTCTCGGCAAACATTGTATCAATCGCCTCCTCTTCAGCAATCTCTATGGCTGGTTTGTAATTTAAATTCATATAAAGCGATAACTCTTCGTCGCTCGCTGGTAATTCATCAGGGTTCATTATAAAAGGATCAAACCCTGTATTTTTTTGTACAATTTCAAGAACGTCTTTTGCAGCCATCTGCCCTTCAATCATTTCTTGATATTTACTTCTTTTAGATTGAGATAATGCATCTTGTGCGTAAGCTTTTACTTTAAACAATCTATCAGACATTCCGTTTACAACAATGTCTACAAACTTTGGAATAATAGGAACTGGAGTCCAGTCTAAATTTAAATAAGATAAATCACCGTCAACGGCTAATTCATTTTTATATTTTGCTATGGATTGTTCACCTCTTGCATATAGGCGTAATCTATTAAAGTCCCTCCACTGACTATAGTATCTACATCCGTTAGAATCTTTACGAAACCATTCATATTGAATAGCCTGTCCTATTTGTAATCCAAACTCATCGGTTGCTTTCTCAGCATCAGATACGAATTGACTAGGGAATCCTACAGATGAAATGTTTATGTTTACCTCTTTCATCTAATTAATTCACTTAATGTTCCTTTATTATTATATGTTGCAAAGTTAAGACTTATTTTTGATTCTTTTTTCTGAGGCAAGTACACATTCTTTTGATTTGCCATAATAGCTAAACCTGAACTTATACTTGCATCAAACTTTGTTCTTGCGCTAATATCAAACCTTGCCCAATCCTCAAGCGTTCTTGTAAAACACATACTTCCCATCTCATCACCAGGTCTATAACCACCATCTAAATCAAGTCCAACATATTTCTCGATATAAGACTCTATGGCTGCTGCGTGTGATTGTTTTATATCTTCAGATGTATTGGGTATACCTCCAAGTTCTTTTTCTGTTTTAGAAAGTTTATTGTAATGCTTATCAGGTCTATTCATACTAAACCCTCTATAACCTCTGTTTTTAAAATGATATAAAAGCCTTGGTTTGTTATTCTCTACAAGAATTGGCATACCATAAAACACACAAGCCATCAATACTTCTTCAAAAAAAATCTCAGCTGTTTGTGGCCTTGCTACATATTCTAAGAAAAACTCATTACTTGGAGCTTCATCCATATTATATTTAGTTAAACCGTGCAATGCTCCATTAGATCCTCCACCTCCAACTGTTCCAGATATATCATAAGAGTCACAACCAAACGCTCCTATATGTTCGTTAGAAGGAAAATAAATTCCATGCTTAGAATACTTAGCATTACTTAAACCTTTCTTAGGTGTCCAAGAAACTTTAAATCTACCCCTAGAGTCAGGAGTCCATATAACTTCTGAATCTTTTATACCATCCTTCCAATAAAACCTACCTCTAGTCATGTGATGTTCTAATATTAAAGAATCATTATAATCAATTTGCTGATATATTTTAGTTAAGTTAAATAGTGATGATTTACTTTCATCTCTAAATGCGTGTGATTCTGTTCTAGGAAACTGTCTGTAAAATTCATTAAGTGCGTCAGCGTCTTTTTTAAGTGACTCTACTTCTGCTTGCCAATAATCAATTGCTCCATTTGTAATCCACTCATTATCTACTCCTCGTATTTTTTTTTCAGGCTTATAGAAAACAGGCATACCATATCTATCTATAAATCCTTCCATGTTCCATTCCATTGGAATAAAAAGTGAATACAGTCCAGATTTAGTTTGACCGTTTGCGTTTCTAGTCTCAACACTTGAGTCTTCAAATAACTTTTTAAAATTCTCACCACCTTTACTAAGCGCATTTGAAGTAGAACCCATCATACACTTACCGATTATCTTACTACCCAATCTTAAACAAGTCTTTGTTACACGCCAGTTGTTCTGAATATTGTTTGGTTTAAGCCACTTACCTGATTCATCGTGTACTAAAAGTAAAAGTTTTTCACCATCATAAGAGTTGTCGTCTGTATTCTTCCAGTCAATTGTAGTGTCAAGACCTGTTAATTCTTCATCCATTACCTCATGCATATTTTTTTTTGTAATCTTAGAGGCTGGAACTCTGAAGGCTAACTCTGTTTTAGGTTTATCCATACCATCTTGTATAGGTTTAAAAAAGAAAGGGAGTCTGTTAGCAATAGGAACAACTTTGTCGGTAAACATTTTTTTTGCATCCGAACCAGTCTTAGAAAGTATACCAACTCTTGAATCTCTAGCTAGCGTTCCTGTATTTACACATTCTGATGACCCCATAAAAGAAAATCCTGAACGTCTTATTTTAAGATAGTCCATTCCAAAACACCTCTTGTCTGCCTTACAAGCCTCCCAGTATAAAAAGAATATTCTATTAGCTTCCCTAAAATCTGGATAACCTACATCAATACTTGTCCACTGCAGATACATATAATGAGAGCCTGTCATATATGTTGCCTTCCCATTGTTATAAAACCAAAATCCCAACTCTCTTCTATCAAACTCAGACTCTATATAATCAACCCATTTGTTTTTAAATAATGAAGGCCTGTCGTTCCACTGAAATATAGAATTGATTCTTGATAAATCTTTAGGCAGCTCTTGTCTTTCCCAAAACTGGTGCTCTTTATTTTTATCTCTTTTAAATATTTCTTTAGGAGCTAGAGGTAAGGCGATTACTAATCCGCTTATAGATATTATATCTCCTATTTGTCCTGATTTAGAAATAACAACTAAATCATATTTTTCGTTGTAACCATAGAGCCATGTTTTAGAAGAGTTCTTTTTTTTAAGAACTCCACTAGGAACATAATTCTTTAAAACTTTATATAAACTACTTTGATCTTCTTTCTGCAAACCCTTGTTTTGTATTTGTTTTATCCACTTGTCCTCCAGAGTTAATTACTTCCTCCTCAACATCTATTTTATTTAATATCTCAAACGCATCAAATATAGCAAGCTTTTTAGTTGCTGCTGCGTTCTTTAATCTATCTGCCGCCAACTCATCATCAGGGTCAGGTTTAATAATGTCTTCTTTTGCAACTTTAATTAATTGCTCTACAGCTCTACGACCTGCGTGTATGATTTCCTTTTTTAATTCTTCTGAGTTCATAACTTGATTGTTATTTGATGGTCATACATTCTATATAATTTTTCATCGTCAACTGTAAACTCATACTCACTCTCAGGTTTAAAAGATATCCTATCTCCAGGATTTACACCTTGAGAAGATAAATATTTGTTTGCATATTTCATAATACCAATTAATGGCTCTTCTTTTCCAAGCTTCATTATAAATGATTCTTCTACAGGCACAGGTTTTACAAAACAATATCTATCGTGACAAACCCAATGGTCATTATGCTTGTACATAAAAAACTGGTCTTGCTCTATAAAAAACAAATTGTCTTTAAAAAAACTCTTACCACTTTTCTGCCTACCTTTCATGTCATTATAAAACTTAAAAACATTGTGATGTACTAAAAGTAAATCTCCTACCTCTATTTCCCCATCATATCCTAGGGGAGTAGCTACAACCACGCCTTGTCTGTTAGAAGCTTTATGGTTTTCTTCAGAGGTGCTTGTAATAAAATCCATACCATCAATATTTTTAGTGTTGGTATATCTTTTATCATCAAGTGGTTTAACGATAAAATAAAAAGGTGACCTCATTAAAAGTTTATATTATATTCAATTGATACTGGCATATTAGAGTTGAACTCTTTCCAAAGAAGTATTTCTCCTTCTCTTTTTATCCAAATTTTTACACTGTCACTTCGCTCCACATATTGTATTAAATGTATGTAATACTTTCCTCCTAACACATCTTGCCCTACAATATAGTGCATAGCATCCGATTTATAGTTAGGCCCTATAGAGATTTTACGAATATCCATTAGATTAAATTTAATTAATACAAAGATATAAATAATTTACCTGCCTTGACCTCTGTATTTTTTTTGGTAATACTTAGAAGATTTTAGTTTAGATGTTTTAGTTTTAGCGTGCACACCTGGCCTACGAGTTTTTGGTTTCTCATAGCGAAGCACAGACATTGTCTTAGCCATTTAATTAGATTTATTATTTAATTTTTCAAACGTTCTCATACCACCCAGTCCTAGCATACCTACAAGAACAGTTATTAAGTGTTCCATCTGCAGTGCAGGAGGAGCTGTATCAGCGCCTACATACCAAACAAGCAGGTCTCTTATGATAAAGTTATATGCAAGAGCTATACCACATATCCATCCTATGAAAGGTCTCCAGCCAGCCACAAAAATTGTCCTGTGTTGCG